ATGGCCACCATCAGAGCACGGAAACGCACCGGCGGCAGCATGAGCTATACGGCACAAATACGCCTGTATCGCGATGGTGCGCAAGTTTACCAAGAGACCCAGACCTTCGCCCGAAAACAGGCTGCCCAGGCATGGGTTCGCAAGCGCGAGGCCGAGCTGGATCAGCCCGGCGCCATCGAGCGAGCCAACCGCCAAGGCGCCACGGTGAAGGAAATGATCGATCGTTACCTGGTCGAAATGGAAAAAGCCCGCCCGCTGGGTAAAACCAAACGCGCAACCCTCAAGGCCATCAGCGAATCGTACCTGGGTAAACTCATGGACCAGAGCATCAACAGCCAGCAGTTGGTCGAGTATGCGCTCTGGCGCATGAGCAAAGAGGGCGGGGGGATAAAACCGCAGACAGCCGGCAATGACCTGGCACACCTTGGCGCGGTGCTGTCGATTGCTCGCCCCGCATGGGGCTATGAGGTTGACCCGCATTCCATGAGCGACGCGCGAAAAGTCCTGAGAAAGCTGGGCTACAACATGCGCAGCCGCGAACGGGACCGCCGGCCAACCCTGGACGAACTGGACAAGCTGCTCAAGCATTTTCAGGGCATCCAGAAGACTCGCCCTACCTCCATCAACATGCTCAAGATGACCGCATTCGCGCTGTTCTCGACGCGTCGACAGGAGGAAATCACGCGAATTCTATGGGCCGACCTGGACGAGGCAGGTCAGCGAGTCCTGGTCAGAGACATGAAAAACCCCGGCCAGAAGATCGGTAACGACGTCTGGTGCCATTTGCCCCCGGAAGCCTGGGCCATTCTTCAGACCATGCCAAAGGCCTTGCCGGAGATTTTCCCCTACAGCGCCGAGTCCGTTTCCACGTCCTGGACCCGGGCCTGCAAAATCCTGGGCATCGAAGACCTGCACTTCCACGATCTGCGCCATGATGGCGTCAGTCGACTGTTTGAAATGGATTGGGATATCCCGAGGGTGGCCAGCGTGTCCGGACACCGGGACTGGAACTCAATGCGTCGATACACCCACTTGCGCGGGCGGGGCGACGTCTACGCCAACTGGAAGTGGCTGGAGAAGGTTTTGAAGGCGCCCGTGAAGCTGGGCGCCCGGACGTTGAAGTAGCTCAACTGCTACGGGGCAGGCTGTGCAGCTGATTTCTTTCTTTAACCGCGGCGGCACGCTGCCCATCCAGGTACTCAGCCAGATCGGTGATGTGCACGCCCTTGGCGCTCTTTTGACTCGCCTCCATGCGTGTAATCGCGATTTTGATCTGGCCCGCCATCACCTTGCGCTGGAACATGTCGGTGGTGAGGTGAGTGAAATAGTCCGCACAGACGCTCTCCAGGGGAATAACCACCTGGCCGTCATACTGGGCCATCAGCACGAATAGCGTTTTCATGGCACAGCCCCTTCCGCAGAGGGTTTGGACGCCAGCGCCTTGTACCTGAGATCGTCCAGAAGCCTGAGCCTCTCCCGCTGGGTGCGTTGCGTTCGATGCACGCTGTCTTCAAAAATAGCCTTGTCGCTCATTTCGTTGGTCCCTGTGATCACGTTGTTCTCCAATTCAAAGCCCGAATATCTGGTAAGCCAATGTCGGCGTCACGCCTGAAAGTGCCAGCACTTAACAATTGGTTGCTTCGTAATCACCGCATTGCTGTGCTTGGCCTGATAAGCCCGAACCGCGCTGTCTGTCGCCTTATTGACGTCCAGTAGCTTCCGAGAGCGGGAATCCTTGAGGCGCTCCCTCAGTTCGCTGACATCAGCAATTTTCTGACGATGCTCGGTAGCGCACTTCACGAAGTCGTTGAAGTTGATGGCGATGACGTTGTCTTTTTTGCTGTGGTTAACCACCGGGCCATCGGCATCAAGGCTCTCCAGGTACTCGTACACCTCCCAAAATTCAGTCACCACTGGATGGTCGGAGCTGATTGAAGCCTGGCGTTCGATCGCCATGCGGATGATCTGGGCGCGGGTATGGGTGATCTGAGATTCGCTGAGCGGCACCACCAGGCGCATGCAGTCCAGCAATGCGAGCATTTGTGCGTGGTTCTTATTGATACGCTCTACGCGGATGTAACCGCGCAGATTGTTGCCGCAATGGCCACAGTCGTCTTGCTCGCCCTGGAACGGGCGCTCGCAGGCATAGCAATGGGAGTGCAGGTTGCGCAGTTTGGCCTCGTAACCCGGCACGCGTTGGGCGAACGATTCCATCACTTCTGGCTCTTTGCGCACGGCCTGCAACACAAAATTGCTGAGCGTCGAGCTTTCCAGGGAATTGAGCAGATCCGCTGCCGCACGGCTTTCGGGTGTCACGTTCGGCCGCACAAAGTGCAGTTTCACAATTCGCGTCATGATTGCTTCAGAGGCCACCACAGGGGCGTTCTGGCTGATAGCGATCGTTCCGCGAAAAGGGGGCTCATAGGTTTCGTTGCCGGCAGTCTTAACACCCTTGGTAGCCAACGTACCTCCGCCGTAGTAGTCCTTGAGTTCATCCCACTCAAAGGTCTTGGCATGGACCTTGTCGTCTCCGCTACGGTCGGACTCCAGCAGCACGATTGGCATGCCCGACACCTGGCCCATCAAGCGGCTGCGGCCGGCTTTGGTCGACTTGGAAGGGTCGAACCCTTCGTAACCATCGCGGCCGGCAAGCTTCCACAGCAGCGTCAGCAGGGTGGTTTTACCTGCACCGGCCTCGCCAGTGGCTTCAAGAAAGGGAAACGACTGGTACCGACTGCGGATCTGTTCAGCAAACAGCGAACCGAACCAAAAGGTCAGCGCCACAATGCCCTGAGTCCCAAAGCACTGCCAAAGCAGCCCCAACCACTGCGGGTCGTACTTTTTGCTGTCTCTCTGCAGATCGATCTTCACCCCCTTTTGCAGGGTCTTGAGCTTCAGCTTGCCCATTTCAAAGAACTCCTCCTCGTTGATATTGATGATCTGTCCTTCTCGCACGGCGACGTCGTTAAACACGTAACAGCGGTACTCCCTGCTGTAGCCGACGTAGTCGATGGTCTGAACGGTTTTGATGCCGAAAAGCTGATCTTTCATAAGCTTGTCCAGTTGCTGTCCACTGCCGGTGAACACGGCTCCGGCACCCATGCCGAGAAGTCTTTTCTTGAACTCGCTGGCGGCCGCGACCTGGCCACCGGTAAAGGTGTTTTTTACCGAACCACCGTCATGCGGGAAGTCGACACGGAAGAAGTACCAGGACTCGTCGGTGATCTCGTTGCGCTGGAAATAGAGGGCTTTGGGGTAGCAATTGGCGATCTCGACGACACAGCCCGCCATCTGCAATGCCTTATCTCTGATCTGCTTTTCGTTCAGCACCTGGTCGTCTTGATTGTCGCTTTTGTCGAATGTCTGCTTGGCGGCGTTGAATTTCGCGATGTCCAACTTCCACCAGTACAAGCGCGAGTCGTAACAGAAGTGAAACTCCTCCCGCTCTCGCCACTGGTACATGAGCAGGGCTTTGTCACTGGCGCTCTCAGCGATCAGCAAAGCACCGTGATGCCTGGCCTCTTTGAGCTCTTTATCGATCCGCTGCGTTCGGGCTTCGTCGTCATCCATGAAAGCCCAGCGCTGGTGCAGGTCGTTCCAGTCAACCTTGCGCGCGTCGGGTTGGGGCACTTGCGCGGCTTCACAGACGAAGCCGAGCTCACGGGCACGCATCACCCAGGTGCGTGTGTACTTGTGTGCGCCAGGCTCGTTGTCCAGAGCCCAGATCAACTTCGGCGTTCTGCCGCCGCGCGCGGCGATCAAAGCCTTGAGTGATTCCTCCGGAAAGGCATTCGAAGACAGTGCCGCAACGGCCGACAGGTTGTTGTGAATGAGGGCTATGGCGTCGAAGATGCCTTCGACAATCCAGAGTTCGTCGACCTGGAGCAGATCCAGGCACGGCGGGCACCACCAGTGCCCCCTGTAGCTTTTGAGCGGTTGGAAGCGCGCCTTCTTCTTGCCAAAGCGCGAAGGCTGGTCAATCAGGCGCTCCCAGTAACCGCCATGATCGAGCGGGAAGCGCACTGTTGCCGAGCCGATGCCCAGCTCGTGATCAAAGTAGCTTTCCTGCGTGAACCAGCCCTTGAGCATGTCCACACGAAAGCCGCGGCCGAAGGCGAGGTATGCATTGGCACTCGCGGCGGGTTCTTCGCGGGTGACTGGTGCGCGTTTGCTCCAGTCCTCAAAAAGATCGGGGTACAGCTCCTTGACCGGGGCCTGATATCTGCAGTTTTGCTCGCGCCCGCAGCGGATGAACCAAGGTTCATCGTGGCGTGAAAACAGGCGTCGCTGCCCGCACTGAGGGCAGGTGCCTTTGCGCATGTAGTGCGTGCCCGTCATGTGTTTGAGGCCGAACTCGTTCTCAAGGCGCTGAATGACGTCGGCGCGTAGCTGATGTTCCATCTTCATCGGGACTTACTTCACTTCGCCGAGGCTATGTTTAAGGGCGCCGATCAGGCGTTTTTGCGCGGCCATGACAGGGAAGGCCGCGAGTAACGAGCCGTGCCGTAAACCCTCGGGGATCATGCGAAATCGATCGTCGTACCAGTACTCGTTGAACTGAACCGAGTACTGGGCGCGCATTGCCTGGAGCAGGGCTTCGGCCTGTTCGCGGGGCAGTTTTGCGGTGATGGCGACGTCGATTTCCATGATCCACCTCGGATTTCGGGCAAAGCTCACCCAAACCCACGGGAAGCGGGGTAGGGCGGGTGTTTTAAAAGGGTGTTACTGAGGGTGGTGCTTGTGCGGGGAGTCGCGCTGGGTGAGCAGGGTCTGCGGCAGCAGCCTCGCTGGGACCGGGTAACGCAGGTTCGCCCGGGTGTCGATCAGGTGCACGACCGTGCTACCAGGGCTGTGACCCCAGTCCACGCCGATCCACTTGCGTTGGTTAATGACCTCAAGTTCCGTCCAAGCGTTGTGCACCAGCTGCTGCGCCATAAAAACCGGCACCTCCAGCGCGTTGGTCATATGCCGCACGCAGTTCTCGTAGAGCAAGTCGGAATCCACCAGGTGCTGGGCTTCGTGCCGTTGCAGGTAGGCGAAAGCCGCCCGTTGCATGCTGCTGCGGTAGTCGTGATCAAGCTGTTCGTGATTCATTTCGCACACTCCATTTCCATTTGGTCGAGCAGGTCGGGTTGATCGTCGGCGGTTTTCATTGCCTGGCGTCGCATGACGACGCTTGCCACTGGAAGGCGAACTGAGGGGTTTGGCATACCGCTAGGGCTCATCTCATGAGTCATTTCAAACTCAGCCCGCACGGACCAGCCGCAGGCTTCGTTCGTGCATTGCACGTAAGCCACCCGCAGAAAAATGTGCGTGCCCTCGCTGGTGCGGATACGCATGCGGCCGCGGCAATGCGCGCAAACGAGTTTGTAAGTGCTCATGGCCGGGTTCCTTTAGAGCGATTCAGCGGCTTCATAGGCGATGTTCAGCGGGGTGATCGCGTCACCAATCGCGAGCCTGATATCAGTGCCTGAGCAGGAGTCGTTGGTGGTCGAGACAATTTCTTTTAAGGTGTCCAGTCGCTGCTGAGCGATAACCATTAGGTCCAATAATTGATGTCTTTCTACTTCGGAGATGTAGGTCATGGGGATTCACTCAAAAAAGGATGTTGAGGGCTTATTGCAGCGCTTGCAGGAGCGGCAGGCAGCGTTGGTGGACATCATGCGTGGCAGAGAAGCCACGACGTCGAGTACCAAGGAGGTGCCAAAATTAGTCGTGAAGGCTGAGGACATTCGTTTTGCTGTCGATGACGTCGCTACTGCACTGAAAGAGATCAAGTCACGTCTCGGTAAAGGGTGATGGTGGCTGTGCATACTCACCGTCCTTGTATCGTCTTGCTGTGCAGCTGGATGGTCGCCAGGACTTCGGCATACCGGGCAGACATGTAGTGCATCAGGGCGTTGATGATGGCTTCGGCTTCGCCCTTTTCGATGACGCCGTCGTCCATGGCTTCGGCAATGATCTGGTCAACCCTGCCGCGCTTGGCGGCAGCCTTGATTGAGCGGGTGAACAGCTCGACGTTGTCCAGCGATTCAGGGGTTGTCAGCGGTACGAACATGCCGCCGTACTTTGCGGCGATGTAATCGGCCAAAAAAGTTGTTCCAGTGACTTGCTCCAGTCGATGGATGTGGTCATCGGATAATGGGCGGCTGCCGGCGCTCTCGTAGGCGTGGTTGTCGAATTTCTTTATTGGCAACCCGAGATCGGCGGCGGCATATAAACGGCCCTTGGGATAGGCGCAAATAACTGCACTAACCACATCTTTACGACTTGCTAGAACTGGCCGTTTCATCTTCTGGTTTCTCCTTGGCGATATCGCCCCTACAGTTAATTCACAACCTGGGGTGCAACCGATAGTTCAGCAGGCTCCGCGAGGATGCCGGGCAGCACTTCTTTCCCGATTAACTTAGAGATGTCGCGAAGGATGCGGAATGACAAGCGTCCTCGCGGAAGTGAGTCGTGACCAGCCCACCGTTGTACCACCTGCGTGACCGTGCGCGGTTCGTAGCCGTGGCTGATGGCGAATTGCCGAAAATTGCTTCCTTGTTCAATCAGTCGCGCCTGAATCTGACGCTTTTCCATGGCTTGGCTCATGGTTGATGTGTCCCTACTTGGTTAATATGTACCTGTTTGTTCGCAGTATACGCACCAAAACGGGTGCGTCAACCGGATCATATGAAAAAATGAGTATAGCAACGCGTCTGCGCACTGTTCTCGATCTGAAGGGGTTATCCATCAAGGAGGCTTCTGAGGTTGTAGGAATTCCCTACAGAACCCTACAGAACTATCTTCTGGATGAGCGCGAACCTAACGCGAAAGCAATGGGTGCGATGCGCACCTATTTGGGTATAAACGTCGATTGGTTGCTAACCGGCGAGGGAACAATGTTTCGCGGTGTTGCGGCGCCTGGGACGAGTGCAAACGCTGAAAATTTGCAGGAAGAGGCCATGCTTGAGCTGTTTCGCTCGCTCGGAGAGGCAGGACGCCGAGAGTTACAAACCGTTGCGGAGGAGAAAAAACGGCTCATGGACATCGAGCGACGACTCAAGGAATTGACCGAAACGCTTGCTGATACTAATCGGCCAGCCTAATCTGTTCCCATTAAGAACAGATCATGAAGAAAAGGAACTTCGATGGCTGCCGAAAAGGACTCACTGCGTTTGCTGTCTTTCTCCTACCGTGATAGCAAGGGTAATGTGACTGAGCGTGAGCTCACTCACTGGAAGGAAACCTCCGTCTATATCCAGGGGCGTGCTGAATCTGACGCCTTTTATCGCACGTTCCGAAAGGATCGGGTGATTGAGTATTTGTGTGGTGCGCAGCATCTTTCTTTCGACCGAGCACCGCCACCCCCTCCGTATTCAAAAACACTGCCTACAGATGTGCAAGGTCAAATTCTTTTCACCGGATTTAAATCTGAAGATCGCATTAATTTAGAAAATCTTGCGGCTGCGAATGGTTTGCGTGTAGTTAAAACGCCAACCAAAAATCTCGCATTTTTATGCGCTGGTTATAATGCTGGTTGGACAAAAATCGAAGCTGCGGTGGGGAAAGGTGCGTTTATTCTAAGTGAAGCGCAGTTGCTCGCAATGTTTCAAACGGGTGAGATATCAGAAGTTAGTTGAGCGGTTATGCATGTTGTAACTGTTGTCGAGTGTCGAATATTTGAAAAACTTGGCTGGTGCGATGTTTTTTTTGATATTGGGGGGGTATGACTATTCAGTTAGATGTGTGGGTCGGCGATTTTATGTGAGCGCTAAGCTCTTGCTTGAGACTGCGACGAGCGGTAGTACATATGGGAAAATGCTGTCTACTATTCGTGCTAAATTTCCAGGTGCAAGTAAGTGTTTAGTTTCTTGGGGACCTGATGAGAAAGCGCTTGGTGTTGACGAAGCTATGGGTATGTTGCAGGAATCTGAAGACGATAGCTTATCGAGTGTGACTCTCCTGATGAAATTCAAAGCGCTGCACAAGCTGCCACGCAAATGTTTCATGTGGCAGCAAACACTTCACATTTCTGGTTGAAGCAATTTACCGGTAGTCTCTTTCCAATTGCTTTGGGCTGCGGAGTCGGCTGGTGGGCGATAGTATACGACTCCGAGCTTAAACAGATGGACTCTTTAAAGGATGTCGTAACAAACGTATTAACGTTTGCATCTGTCCTTGCGGGCTTTATGGTTACATTGATGCTGTTTACTGGCAGAACCAATGGTGCAAAGTTACTTACTGTAGACCAGGCTCCTGCGTACGTTCAAAAAGTCACGTATTTGCTTTTTTCTCAGGCGTTTACGTTAATCATTCATATCGGTTGTATAATTCTTTGCGTGGCATGGCTTTTTATGCTGGGAGTAAAGTCTGCTCCTGAAATAAATTGCTGGCTTCTCGTAGCAGTTTTTGGTGTCGTTTCTCTTTCTTTGTTTCGGACCGTCCTACTACCCTTTCAGATTTATGAAGTTCATCTTTTTGAACTGGAAGCTATGCTTGAAGAAAAGTACAAAGAGTATGAGAAAAGCAAAGAGGACGACGGCGAGTGACATGGCTTTTTCTACGCGGTCGCGTAGGTTGGTCGTTTGGGTTTATAAGTCCGATTCAGAAATCGTCAATGTCTGGGTACATGATTTTACCTAATATCCAAGGCTCAACAATTTGACTGTGAACATTGCGTAGAAAAGAACCCCATTCCTTACGACTATGCGCGTCTGGCCCCAAGACAGTTAGAAGCAAGTATTCATCACGAAAATCGTCGTAGGCGTACAACAACCAAAAATCATTATCGGGATCATTCACCAAGGTGGTGCGATGATACTGGCTGCGAGCGGATGTCCAACGCACTTGCATTTCAGGGGTGCTGGCCAAGTGAATGTGATGCATATCGGACAAATCAAGGGCTTCATCTCTGCCAAAGATGTTCGGCAGCTCTCCGCACACTTTGTAATTATAAAAGTGAGCGGAGTAGTTTTGCCAGTTTCTGATCGTCTCGAACAGTGCTGAAATTTTGACCGACGGCATCCAGGCCTACTTGGAGACTGGGAGCTTGCCCGTGACGACGAAAGCCTCAAAGGCTTTTTGCCCGTCGCGCGCGGCTTGCCGCACATCAAGGTAGGTCAGTTCATCGCTGATTACCTTTTTTCGCGGTTTTTCGGCTTTCTTCGCGGTGGCCATGGCGACCTCCAGAGGATGTGTATTCATGCTGAAAAGCTTATGCGATTAATCATTTTTGAGCAAACCGCTCAGTTGTTTCGGGGTGCATCCGTTGCCACTCACGGCCCACTGCACGCTTTGCGGATTTCTCGGTTACATACAGCCACCGTAGCCGCTTCGGCTTGCTCTGATCACCGGCAGTAACGGCCTTATCCTTCCCGCTCTTCATATCCCGATAATGAGCAATGATCCCGGTGAAATCCCCTGTGGTCTCGTCCGCCAGCCCCTCAACGGTGTCCTCCGGCAATTTGCTCTCCAGATCCAGGCTCATGGTGTAGCCGTTGTCGGCGCCCAGGCTGTGTCGCACGTTCCCGCCGTACCAAATGATCTCGTCAATTTCAGCCTTCACGCCCTGTAGGGTGTAAGTCAGCTCAGGAATCAGATCAGGCCTGCCTTTTGCGAGCGTATAGCTCAAGGTGGCAGTCCCTCGCTGCAATCGGTTGAACTCCGCACGTGCGGCACGCAAGGCTGATTGGTGGTCGCTGTAGGTGTGGCGCAGGTCTTTCAGGTTATCTCCACCCCCGGCGACGGCCTCCTGTTTTTTCGCGCTGTTTACATCGTAGAAGTAGGCGCGCACGCCGTCGTAGCTGTCCCGCTCGGCGTGCAGGTAGCTGTGCTGATCGCCGTCGACGCGGGTCAAAGTGATGTGGGGCAGGGCCAATCCACTGGCCGACTTGCCGCCGCCTGCCGGCATACACAGCAGGCAGCCCGCTTTGACGGTGGTTACTGCGTCGAATTCTTCGCCCAGACGAGTGATCAGGTTGGCGTCCGATTCGTTGGCCTGGTCGAGCTGCAGGATGGGCAGTTCCCCTAAAGCGGCGGAAATCGAGGTTGTCAGGCCGTTGCCGGTGGCGATGTCACTTAAGACTTTACTAAGTGTGGTGTCGCTCCAGCTGCGTTCGCGCTTCACCTTCAGCCCTTTGCGCAGATCCGCCGACCGTGCGCGAATGCTCAGCACGTCCGGGGCGCCGCTGTGCTCCGTTTCGTCGACGGTGTACGTGCCTTTGTCGACCAGGCCGGTATCGCTCCAGCCGAGCCAGAGCCGCAGCACTGCGCCCCTGGACGGAATGCTGAGCAGCCCGTCGTGGTCGCTGAGGGTGATGCTGAGTTGATCGGCTTCTATCCCACGGTTATCGGTCAGGTCCAGGTTCATCAGCCGCGGATTGACCAGGTGCGCGATATCGACGCCGTCGACCGTGAGTCGATAAGCCGGCACTGAGTACACCGTATCGCGGCGATATTGTTCCAGCGGTGCGGTCAGGTACCCGGTTACCCGGGCAGTGGCGTCATCAATCACAGCAAGCCCCGCAGGATGTTGAGCCCGGTGCTGATGCTGGAACCGAGTAAGTCGATGCGGCCATCATCGATGCGCTTGAGGGCCAGGTTGAATTCGATCCGGCGGGCGGCGCCGTCAGCAAAGAACAGGCTCCGGGTTTCAGTCAGGTTTTCGATCACCCACAGCCCGCACAAGCGGCCGGTACCTTCGACCATGGGCCAAGCCTTGCCTGTATCGGCCATCAGGCGCAGTGCGTCGAGGCTCAGAGTCGTGCCGGCCAGCTCGGGCAGGATGATGCCGGGGAGGGTGATCGCATCTTCTCCGCGTCCGAGGAACTGGCGGGCAGGTTGGGCGCCAATACGATTGCTGCTGGGGTGGCGCCAATCAGTTTGGCGCTGCATCTCCTGGTACGCGGCGGTGTGCAGGCTGAAGACGAACATGCCGAGGGCGAGCATCATGTGAGTTTTACTCCCGGTCTTTCAGACGGCTGCGGCTGCGGGCTGACTTTTCGCTTTCGATGCGCGTCAGCTCGAAGCGCACGGCTCGTGCGATGGCTTGAGCATCCATCCCGGGTGTGGGGTGGATATTGATTTCGTACTTGTCGTGGCTGTCGTAGGTGGACGCTGCAGGCCGGCTGACGGGGGCGCGGTTGTCGATCGATAACGCGGCGGCGCTGTTTGCTCCCATCGCCATTGTGGGTAGCGCGATGCTGCCCAGTGCGATGGCGCTGGCTGCGGTGATCTGTTTGCTGATTCGCGACATGGCGTTTAGCGGGCCTGCTTCGCCACCGCGCAAGCCTTGTGTCAGGCCGTCCATGGTGAAGCCGCCCAGCTCGGCGAACACGCGTGAGGGGCTGTGAATGCCGAGCTTCTCCTTGAACCAACCGATGGTTGAGTCGCCGATTGAGGTGATGGCGCCTTTGATTTGGCCCAAGCCGGCGAACAGTCCGTTGACCAGGCCGTTGACGATCATGTTGCCGAACTCTGTGAAGCGGTTCGGCAGGTCGATGCCCAGGTAACCCAGCACGCCCGCAAATGCCTGGTAGATCAGGCCGAGGGGGCTGAAGTTGGCCAGCACGGTCAATATGCCGCCGACGCCACCGCTGAAGCCCGCTTTTATCTCGGCCCATGCGTCGGTGAAGTAGGTCTTAACGGCGTCCCAGTTGCTGTAGATGAGGTAAGCCGCCGTCGCAATCGCGGTGATGGCGAGGCCGATGGGGTTGAGCATCAGAGCGCGTCCAATCATCAGCAGGGCCTTGCCAACGAAGGGCAGGACGATCTTGCCGAGCTTCCACAGCAGGCCTATGAGACTGGGGAGTTGAACGCCCATTCTGGCGAACATGAAACGCAGGGCCACGAATGGGAGCATTACGCTTGCCACTGTGACGAGCAGCCCGCCTATCGCCATGGTCAACCCGGCAATGATTGCGGCGGCTTTGATAAGCCCTCCAGCGAGTGCGGGGTTTTCCTTGATCCACAGACCAACGCTGCGAACGACATCGGTAATACTTCGGATGAACTCCCTGAGCGGCCCCTCGTTGACGTCGGTGATGCCGATGCCGACTTCCTCCCAGGCACTGCGTAAACCTTTCAAGTCGCCGTCAATATTGTCGGCGCGGGTACGTGCCATTTTGGCGTTTTCACCTTGGGCGTTTTGTAGCTCACTCAACAGTGCTTTCAGGGCGCCAGTACCTTGTTTATCGATTAGCTCTGCCATGCCTGAACCCGCTTCGGCTCCAAAAATATTTCTCAGGTGAGCGGTGCGCTGGGTGTTGCCCATTTTGTCGGTGGCGTTGGCGACGTCTTGGAGGATGCTGGGCATGTCCCTAAGGTTGCCGTTCGAATCACTGACCTGTAGTCCAAGCTCAGCGATAGAGTTTTGTGCTTCTCTGGCTGGAGCAGCCAGACGGTTGAGCATGGCGCGCATAGTGGTGCCAGCCTGGCTGCCTTGTATGCCGATATTACCCAGCAAACCCGCCATCGTTGCTGTCTGCTCAAGAGTCAGCCCCAAGCTTTCGGCCGAGCCCATGTACTTCATTGTTTCGCCCAGCATTGCGAGGTTGATGTTGGCGCGGGCCGAGGCGGCGGAAAGTACATCGGTAACGCGAGTGATGTTGCCGCCAACTTCGGGATCGATCTTGAAGGCGCTGCTGATGTTTGAGGCAATGTCCGCCGTTCGTGCCAGATCCACTCCGTTGGCAAGGGCTAGATCAAGTATGTCTTGCATAGAGGCGTTGATGGCCTGCGGCGAGAAGCCTGCACGCGCGAGGAACGTTTGCCCTGCGCCAACCTGCGTGGCACTGAACGCAGTCGATCCGCCGAGTTCACGGGCTTGCTGCTTGAGCGCTGTGAAGCGGTCGTCGTCTTTTCCCAGGCGTGTTACCGCTTGCAGCTCGCTCATTTGGGCGCCGTACTCGATGCCTGGTGCCAGCAGCCTTGCTCCGGCATAGAGCGCAGCACCACCACCCGCTAAAGCCCCGGCACCTCTGGATGCCATATTTCCGGCAAGTTGTTTTTGCTTGTCATACGTGGCGCGGGCATTGGCGAGTGCGTTTCTGTGTTTGCCTATGGCAACCAACCGATCTTTCTGGGTATTGAGCGCTCGGTTGGCCGCGTCCACTTTCGTCTTCAAGCTGGCTTCGTGTTCACCGAGTTTGCCGGTGGCAATACCGGCCTCTCTCAGTTTGGCCATGTGAGGGGTTAGCCCCTTTCGCTGTTCCTGCAATTTGGTGGTCAAATCGCGCACAGCTTCATGGGCTTTGCGAAAGTCATTCTTGAATTTGCCAGATGCGGCGTCTCCGCTTGTTTGCATGGCAGTTTTCATCAAGCGCAGTTGCTCCTGCGCTTTGTTCAGTTTGTCGGAGGTAGCCCCTATCGCGCCTTGCTGCTTTTTGAACGAGGCGATATTTGATTGCTGGTCCTTTAGCAGCTTGAGTTGATCGCGAGCGGCCTTCAGTGCTTTTGCCGTGTCGGAGCTGCCATCGGTAATACGCCTCAGCGGCTTGCTGGCCTTATCAATGGCGTTCAGCAGTACCTGAATTTTTAGATCAATTGCCATCGCTGGTACTCCGCACCCTGGCACGCTCGCGCCAGTCCATCAGCTCCTGCAGGCCCAGCTGATCCATATCGGCCGGCGCCCAGTGAAAGACCACGGCCAAGTCGGCCATGGCATCTTCTACGCAACGAGGGAGGCGTCCGTCTTCGTCTGCTTCTGTAGCAAAAAACCGACGATCCTGGTGCCGATGGCGAGCAGGTCGGCCGGGTTCATGCCTGCGGCTTCAGTGGCGGTGAGCGCCGGTGAGCTGATGCGCGGTAGCACCTTGATGAGGCTGCCGACATCGAGGTTCAGCAACTCGGCCAGGTGAATGCCGCGCAGCTCGCCGGCATTGGGTTTGCGCAGCGTGATGCTGTCGACTGCCTGGGTGCCGCGCTTGATCGGGGTGTCGAGGGCGACTACGTTTTCGTTGACGACGATTTCATCGGTGGTGGCATCGACGTTGGGTTCGTTGGTGCGCATGGTGTGCTCCTGGTTAATGGCTGTGGGTGATGTTCAGGGTCAGATGCCGAGGGCGATACGCTGTTTTTCAAGCATGTCGACGCCGTTGATTTTTTCGATGAAATTGAGCAAGTCGATCTCGATGATGTCCTCGCCGTCGACCGTCAATTTGTAGTAGCTGCAGGTGGTGGTCATGGCGTGTTCGGTGTCTTCGCCGGCCTGGCCGTCGCCCATTTCGATGGTTTCGTGGCGGCCGCGAACGACGATCTCGACGTTGCTCATTTCTTCGGTGTCGTCCTGCTGGAAAGCGCCGGTAAAACGCAGCAGCACGCCTGATGCCTTGACCATGCCGAACTGGCGCAGCGAGATCAGATCCAGGCCACCGGTCTTCCACTCCAGCTGGATACCGTCATCGGAGATGCCCAGGTCAGCCTTGACTGGCCCGTTCATGCCGCCGCCGCGATAGCTTTCCATCTTGCGACCGAGGGTGGGCAGGGTGACGGTTTTGGAGACGCCCAGATAACTGTGGCCGTCGTTGAAGAGGTTCATGTTCTTGAGTTTGCGAGGCAGGGCCATGGCGGTGTTCTCCGGTCGGCTGGCGCAGTGTGACCCCCGCGAGGGGAGGTCCGGGATTAGCTTTTGATGCGGCTGGCGAAGTCGACCAGGTAGCGGTCGGTGATGCGCTGGCGCAAGGTCAGGTCTTCCAGCGGCGGCACGGGGGTGTAGTCGTAATCGATGAAAAGCTTGCCGGCCTTGAGCGTGGTTTCGTCGTTGGCTTCTTCGTCGAACCAAGCGGCGCCGCCGATCAGGTAGCCGCCCGAAACCATCTCGCGGAATTTGTCGTTGATGCTTTCGAGCATGTCGCGCACCAGCGAGGGGTGCATGGGCCGATCAATGGCCCACATTTGCGCCTCGGCCATGGTGTCGGCCAGTACCTGGGCGGTGCGGGTGTAGTTCTCGAATGCAAACAGTGAATCGTCGCTGCATGTACGGCTGCCCCAGAAGCGGTAACCACCTTCGTTGATCAAGGTGGTGACTTCGTTGCTGTTGAGGTAGTTGGCATCGGTGGCGGGGTTCTGCAAATCCCAGAACACGTCGGCACTGATACCGGTCACGCCATTGACGGCGACGTTGGACAGGGTTTTGTGCCAGCCCACTTCCTGGTCGATCTTGGCGCGCAGCCCGAGCGCCCGCGCCACGGCCGGGGCGGTGACCGTTGCATTGGTGGCGGTGCTCCAGTTCTGGAAGTCTGGCCAGATGACCATGACTTCACGAGCGCCGAAGTTTTCGCGGTAGGCGGTCGCTTCCTCTTTGGTTTGGCAATCCCAGGCGCTGACGTAAGCGAAAGCGCGCAGTTGCTGGGCGATGGCGACCAGTGCGGTGGCTACCGGCTGGCTGTCGAGGCCTGGTACGCCGAGGATTCGCGGAGTGACCTTCAAGCGGGCCTTGGCCGCGAGCAGGGCCTTCATGCCGGTGTATTTGCCGGCAGCGGTGGTGGTGCCGATCAGGTTGCTGGTGGTTTCTGCGTCATCGGCGCCTTTGGCAACACGCACTACCACGGTGATCGGTTTGGTCTGATCGGCGATCGCCTGCAAGCTGGCGGCGAGGGTGCCTTGCTTACCGGCCTTGCCGATAGCGGTTTGCACGTTGGTGATCAGGACCGGAGTGTCCAGCGGGAACATCGTGGCGTCCGCGTCTTCGGCGGTACACACCATGCCGATGACAGCGGTGGAAACGGTGCGGATTGGGCGAGTGCCTTCGTTGATTTCGAGGACTCGCACGCCGTGATGATATTCGTCGGCCATAAGGGGATGCCTGCGCAGTGTTTGGAATGACAGTGCACAGGCTGCCGCGCGCGCGCCGCTTGGGCGAGCGCGTGGGCTTGTAGGGGAGGGTGCTACAGGGACAGTTGACGGGGCTGCTATTGGATCTGCTCAGCCACCCAAGGCGGCGCCACCGGCCGGCGTCCTGAATCAGGGAAGTCGGGTGATAGAGGCCAGTCCCGCAGAGTCTGGACATAACTCAACAGCTCTGCTGACTGTTCAGCGGTAAGCGTTGTTGGCCTTGCAGAGTCGACTTCGTCGCGGTGCCGCTCTCGCAGCCATCGAACGCTTTCGATTTTGCCGTCTCGCCACAGCCGTTCAGCCGCCGTCAGTTCATCGGGCGTTAGCGGTGGTGGATCGATCAACATGGGCAGCCCTTCGTGATCGTGGCTGCGCACCTTGCCCGGTTCAGGGTTGGCGATGACTTCCAGGTAGCGTTCCTCAGTGATCGGGACGACATCCCCTGGCGTATCCCCGTGAATGGCTTGGAGGTATGTGCTGCCTGTGGACGGGCTATAGAGTCGTTGCATATGAAGCTCCTTAATGGCCTACGGCGATCCAGTCGATGCCGAGTACACCGGGGCTGCCGATGATCGACGAATACCAGGTGTAACCCGTTCGCGTGGGAGCGCCGGATCCGGCGAGTACCCCGATCATGGACGGGTTAGCAGAGCGGCCTGTGCCCAAGACATGCCAGCAAGCGTTAGGGAAGGCGAGCGGGAACGTCGTCGACCCAACCCCACCCGCATTGGTCAACGTGACACCCCACATGAGGGTGAAACCAAATAGCCACGACGGGAAGACGATGTAGCCGTTGGTGGTAAAGCTGCAGGCGAAGCCGGCTCGCATCTTCGCGGGCGTAACGATGACATTGTCCATAGCACCGGCATTCACCTCGGCCTGGGTGCCGATACGAAGCACGCCATGCAGTGCCTCGGTCGCCATCGCAGCGGCTGAACGAAGCACCTGAAATACCCTGAGCGACGTCATGATCTTAGTGTCGTCGGTGCCAGACTCGGCTTCGACCTGCGTAGCCTGGGCGGCCCTCAATTTTTTCGGCGTGACAATGACAGTGTCATCCGTACCGGTGGTGACCTGTTCTTGTGTGGCAATTTTTGCCCAGCCCAATACATTTTCCGTGGCTTGGACGACCACTTTGGCAATGGCTTGGAAGACCCGTACAGGTGTCATGAGCTTGCTTTCGTCGGTACCGGCTTCCGCTTCGGCCTGCGTAGCCTGGGCAGCTCTCAACTTTTTGGGCGTGACGATGGTGGAATCGTCCGTGCCGGCACTGATGTGCGCCTGGGTGGCAATTTTTGCCCAGCCTGATGCTTTTTCTGTCGCCTGCTTTACCACCTTAGCGATGGCTTGAAATACGCGCAGCGGAGTCATGATCTTGCTGTTTTCACTACCCGCTTCAGCCTCGGCCTGGCTCGCGCGCTTAGTCAGACTGTCGACGTAGGCGCGTGTTGCCAGCACCACGCTGGGGTCGATCTTCAACTCAATGTTGCTGGAGTTGCTGACGATCATGTTCATACGCACGACCTGCGTGCGGCCAGAGCCCTGGTTGAGTAACGGTTTAAACGAGGGTGCGCAGTTGGCGATGGCGATCATGTCGCCGTCTGAATCGTACAAGCTGATTTCGCGGATCCACCAGCCGCCGACGTTTTCCGGAATCACCTGTTCCGCGACGATGATTGCTGCATTCTCCGGGTCGACTTTGAGCAGGTTCAGCGGTGCGCGGCGCCGTTCGTTGATGAGCTTGGTCTGAGTGGCGTCCGGCATGGGGTCGGTGCCGTTGGCATCGCCGACGCCCATCTCGGTTATTTTCCAGGGAATGCCCAAGGCATCAGCATTTGCCTGTTTGGCGACGCCGATGTTGGTGAGAATCGCGAAAAACTGAGAGTTCTGGTCGATCATGAGCGTACGTCCATGGTGTCTATGGTGTGGTCGCGACCTCCACGGCCAATCACGCCGCTGACTTCGATGTCGCGTTGGGCGGGTGGGTAGACGCTGATTTCGTCGCCTTCATATAGGGCTGCGGCGAGGTACAGTTGGCCACCGGTTTCCAGATGGATTGCCAAGCCGGTGAGGTGGCGACTACGAGGTTTGGCGTCATCGATAAGGAAGGTCAGTTCCTGGTACATCTCGTCGGTGATGCCGGTGTCCAGTACGCCGACCTTGACCGCGAAAGTCCCGGGCACGCCCTCAGGGATGGTCTCGTGCCACTCAATGACCTCGATCAGGTAGCCGAGCGGCTCGACGACGCGGCGCAGGGCACCGATGGTGCCTTTGCGGGAGTGGATGTAGTACGCAGAGCGAATGGCCGCGCGTTTGGTGGCTTCGGTCCAGTCGCTGCTCCAGCGGTCCACGGAAAACGACCACGCCAGGTACGGCAGCATCTCGACCGGGCATTGCGATGGGTTCCAGAGCTGCCGCAGCGGAATGGGCGTGCGCTGGATCTGCGCCAGCGCTTGGGCCGCCAAACGCTCCAATTGGGTGGCGTTGCGCGGAAGAAGCGAAATGCTGTCCGTCATTCAACCCCCTGAAGCACTGAGATACCGGTGCAGTAGGGGGCTTGGTACGGCGTTGCACTGATGTCCTTCCAGTCTTCCAATTCGACTTTACGCACGCCTTCAACGTGCAAAGCGGCGTGGATGGCGGATCTGGACACCTCCATGGCCAGGCGTCGACGCTGACGCACCAGCGCGAGCAAGCGTTTCTCGGCAGCAGCAAGGATCGGCTCAGACTCCGGGCCGCTGGTTTTCAGGAACAGTCTGGCTTTGACCTGGTACGCAATGACCGCGGCACTCTGCACGGTCAAACGGTCGGCCAACGGTCGGCGGTCGTCGTCGCTGAGGTAGGTACTGACAATGCTGAGCAATTCAGGGGATGCAGTGCCGTCGCCCAGCAGCGCCTGAACCGTCACGACCACCACCGCTGGCGAGGGGCTTTCAGCCGTGGCGTCGGCGACGCGCCCATCGGCTGCTCGCGCGTGGAAGATGTAACTGTTACGCGGCCCCGCAGTGCTCAGGCCTTCCCAGGCCATTTGTGCCCGTTCGCGCAAGCTGTCGTCGCTCTCCAGAACTTCGGGAATCGGCGGCACGGCGCTCGGATTGCCTTTCTGTACCACCAGGCGGCGGACGTTGTAGTTCGCGGTCAGGTTCTCCAGGTCGGCGCCTTTGGCCAGGGCCAGCATGTTGGCAACCGAGGCCTCGTTGACGCGCTGGCGCCAGAGGGTTTCGCGGTAGGCGTTTTCCTCGAGCAGCTTGGTCAGCGGTTCGGATTCCAGCGCCAGACGGGCGGCAATTTCCGCTTGCTGTTCCGGGGGCCAGAGGCTGATGGCGTAGGCTTTGCGCTCTGCGAGGATGACCTCGTAGTCGATCTGCTCGACGATTTGCGGCGCGGGCAGTTGGCCGAGGTCGATAGGGACGAAGGTGTTCATGCGTTGGCTCCCAGCTGCAGGGGCACGCGCAGGTTTTGCACTTCGTTGGAATCGACCAGGGCCGCTTCCAGGTCTATTTCAATCTTGCCTTCCAGGGTGATGCCGCTGAACTGGACGCGGCTCAGGGTGATGCGCGGTTCCCAGCGCATCAGCGCCATTGCGGTGGCCGCGTAGAGGCGCAGGCGGGTGGCGTCGTTGAAGGGTTGATCGACGAGTTCTGGGATCAGCGAGCCGTAGTCGCGGCGCATGACACGGGTGCCGATGCGGGTTTCCAGGATGTCGGAGCTCGACTGGATGATGTGGTCAAGCTCGCTGATGGTGCCACCGGTTTCTCTGTTCATACGGGGACGGGCTCCCCTGACTGTTCCAGCCCGGACTTCACGCCGCTATGTGGGTGTTTGACCAGGCTGATGCCTGCAGCGATGACGTCTTCGGATACGGTGACCTTGCCGGTGACGTTCTGGTTGCCGGTTTGGGTGTAGTCGCCTTCATGGGTGATCGGGCCGACGATGTGGAGGCCGCTTTGGCTGATGATCTGCGTTGTGCCCGCTTCGGGGAGAACGGCGCGCAGGTGGTGGGCGATGCTGTCGTACTCGATGACGGCGCCGTCGCGGTAGGTTCGGCGTTGGAGGCCGGGGCGGTCGCCGTTGGCGGGGTGGTTGGTGCTGAAGATGCCGGTCAGGGCGATGCCGTTGGCGAGCTGGCCTGATGGGCTGAGGAGTACGACCTGTTCATTCTCTGTGGGCGGGTCCCAGGTCTGGTCTTCGCCTGCTCGGATGGCAATCCATGGCAGCCAGGCGGTGAGTAGGTCTCCGGTTTTCACGCGTACACGCGGGGGTGTCATCTGGACTTGGGCGATGGTGCCGAAGCGGATGAGGTTTTCGATCATGCGGGAGAGGGTGGCTATGTCGTTCATGGCGCCAATGTTGGCGCCTTGTGGAATGGGAGTGCAGCTCGGCTGTATTGTAGGAGCGATTTCTACAAATCGTTCTCGCCCTACACCCGAGTTAAACTCAGTTCATCGAAAAGCGGGTCTAACGAGTTAGAGCAACAACAATAGCGATGACAGCTATCAGTGCAGATACTAACGAGGTAGCGATAATATAGTTGAATTTTTCATTGAGCTTGTTTGAGCTATTTATTAGTTGGTCGATATGCTTAGTGTTATCAATCACAAGTGTTTTTTCACTCGGCACTTCTTGATTGTCACTTGAGGTCTTATCGGCGTGAACGGCGATGATGCTGCCTCCTGCACCCGAGCAGGCTAATAAAATTACCTGCCCAAAAATGTTGAAGTGATCAATTGCGTCCGCAGGCATAAGACATTCGTCTACAAATATATAGAAAAACTTTGGATAAATTAGTTGGTATAGAACACCAAAGCCGATTAGAAAGGCGCGTTGTAATACTATGTCTAGTTTTAGATCCAAAAAAATTATAAATGACACGAATGAACTGCTGAGCGCCGCGTATGTGGCTAGTACGGGATGGTCGTAAACGCCAGCAAAAGGAACTCCTATAAACATTATGCAAAGTGCAATTGTTAGTAGGATTGCGATTCTGATATTAACGCTTAGCTTCATTTTTAAGCATTCCTTGGCGGAAAAATTCAATTGAATCATAAGGATATCATCTGTAGGGAGCGTGTAGCTTACTCAGAGAGGCGATTTAGGATTTCACCTCGTATCATGTCTAGTTCGCCATGGGTGAACCCCAGCAGCTCTCTGCGCTTATATCGCACATCCGGTGCGCCGCGTTCCGCCTGATCATTCAAGCCGTACTGATGCACCCGTGCGATGCGGGCGATGCGTCCCGTGAAGCCAGCGCTGATGCCGTCATTGTTGCTTCGGGCTTTCAGATGAGTCGCAGTGCGTAGCTTCTGAAACATCGTCACCTTTTGCTTAACTCGGCCCTTCTTACTTCGCAGGTTCCGTCGCTTCCTCGGTGTGTATCTGCTGCCATCTGGATTGCGCTGCTCCCCAATCCGTTGTTGCTGACTTCGCCGCAGCTGCTGCGCGATGGTTTTGGCCAGCGAGTTGCGCGCTGCTGGGTCAATCCGCTGCAACAAAACGCCTGCCCACGCTTCCAAGGCTTGCAGTTGATCACTCATGGCCAGGGCGCTGCGGATGCGGGCTGGCCAATGCCATGCTGTCAGCGGGCAATGGTGCCTGCCATTCGGCGACCAGCACGCCGTTCGCGAACACCTGGATCGGCCCTTCAATAGCTTCGTAGGGCGTGTACTGGGGCTCGGCCGCATGTTTCACGGAGTGGGTGCCGTCATCCTGCATCTTCACCAACACCCGCTCAGTCAGAGGCAACGTCAGGCTCATGTCCACCTTGCTGCTGTCGATGATGTCCGCTTCGAACTTGATCCCATCGGCGGATTTATCGAGGTTGGTCATTAACTCCGATTGATTGACCTGCAACCAGCCCAACAGCGGCAGCATGATGCTGTCGGGGTGGCCGGCGAAGTCGGTCAGGATGATTTGCAGGTCGTAGGCGTATTCGAACGACAGGCTTGCTGCCGCCGTGCAGCGGACTTTGCCGTTGTCGATGAAGATCAGCAGCCGGTCCGGGTCGTGCTTGAGTTCCGGGACGGAGGCCAGCAGGTGGGCGCGCAGGCTATCGGGCTTGTTCATTTTGCACCTGGTGTTGATAGACCATGTCGACCTGGGCAGCGCAGTCGGCCCATGCGGCTTCGGCGCGGTCCTGGTCAGTGAGCAGGGCGCCGTTGTGGGTTGGGTTGGTCGCCGGCAGCCGGCACGGCACCACGGCTGGACAGCCAGTGACGATAAGCGTCGGCGCCGGTGAGGGCGGGGCGCTCGCGCAGCCGGCGAGCAGCATCAGGCAAAGGCTGGTCAGCCCAAGCGCGCAGTTGGGAGTTTTCACGTTTGAGTTCCTCGATGGTTTGTTCCCGCTTCGCCAGCCCGTGGCGCAGCAAATCCTGCTGGGTGCGCAGGTTCGCCTGCGCGTCGCGCTCTTGTTGCAACGTCGAGCGCAGGGCGTTGGCCGTGGACAAATTGCGATCGGAATCTTCACGGGCCGTCTTGCCGTTCTGCTCAGCCAGTTCAGTGTTTTTATTGGCTACGGTAATCCGCTGTTCCTGGCCCCAGATCAGCAGTGCCAGAGCGCCCAATAGAGCGAAGCCAAACAAGGCTTGGCGAAGGGTGCTCATGCGCGGTACCAGCCGAGTTTGTTCATGGCGCCGACGTCCAGCTGCTGCACCGGGCCGCGAATGATGATGACCTTGCACCCTGGCATCAGGTATTGGAGCGCTTCACTCAGCAGCTCCATGCCTTGCGGCTCGGTGTCTTCCGGGACCACGAGCAGATCGCCGTACTGAACATTTAGCCTTTGCACTTTTTCGAGGTCGATCATGCGGCCACCGCCTGACCACAGTCGCAGTCTGCGTGCCGTTCGAAGGCACGCTGCAGTTTGATGTCGTAGAGATTTCGCTTGTAGTCGGGACCGTTGTAGAGCTTGGCGAAGACGGTCCATTTGCGGGCCTTCAACGCTTTGTACAGCGCCGGGTCGGTTTCGATGAAGCGGACAAAGGCGTCGAACTGGATCGACTCGCTGGTACTTACGGCCGCGACAAAGTCATGCACGCTGGCGTAACCCAGGCGCTGCCAATGAAAGCCCATGATTTGAAACGCGCCCCATGAGGCCGATTCCAGCGCGGCGGTGTCATCGATCAGACGGGCGCTGCTCAGGCGCTGATGTTCGACCGTACCGCCGGCATATCCACCGGGTTTCGGGTTGACCAGGGCAGGGTTGGTGGCGGCGAGCTGATCGGCGTGGCGCTGGAGCTCGGACGGGTCATCTGCGTCATGTCGGGGGGCTTTGAGTTGGCGGTACATGACGTGCCGTTCGAACAGGATCACTGGCTTGCCGTTGTCGAGAAATCCCTTACCCACGGATTCCACTTCATTGACCGCGTACACGCTGGCTAAGGGCACGTCGAGACGTTTGGCTGCATTCACCAGGTCAACGTTTTTCAGCAGCTTCGAACAATCGCCACCCGCCAGACTGAGCTGGGTTTTGCTGCCGGCGACACCGTCAACCACCAGGCCGACTTTCAGCTGATAAGCGCGGACGGCGTTTTCGGTTGCGTCACCGTAGGCGCCATCCACGCGCAGGTTGGCACCGTGGCTTTTGAGGTTTTTTTGCATGCTGCGCACCGCTTGCGAGCGGTCGCCATGTCGGAGTGTGGTCATAGTTGTTCTACCTTGCGGGTGAAAAACTTGCGTGCCGCCGCGCGGGTGCCCTCGACGCCTAGCAGACCGATGACGCCGCCGAAGAATGGCGCGGTGGACGCGGGGATGCCGAGTAATGACAAACCATGGCTGGCGGCAAGTGCCAAAGCACCGCAAAGCGGCGCCTCAACCACGATGCGACGTAAGGTGCCGCCGCCGTAAATGATCCGAAGGGTGGCGACGATGAGTGCCAGGAGACCGGCGTACAGTGCCGGCCAGTTCTGTTCGAGCCAGGTGACGAACCAGGCCCAGGTGTCAGGACGTTCAGGCATGCGCTTCATTCCATTGTCCGTGGGTGGAGGGTTTGAAGGCTTTGTCGGTCAGTCCCATAGGTTCACCATTTGCCGTTCCGGCGCTGTGCGCTGGGCATCTGGCATCGTGACGACGAGGCCTTGCGGGAGGGTGGGGCCGTAGTCGGCCAGGCCGGGATTGGCTTTGAGGACGTCTTCAGTCACCCCGGCCGTTCGGCCGTAGTGACGCCAGCACAAGGCGTCGACGGTGTCGTGCTGATTGGCGCGGACGGTAACGGCCATCAGATCAACTCCACCGTGGTGCGCCCCAACCCAAGGAAGTCACGCACGGCCCAGCGTTGATCGCGGCGCAGTTCATCAATGCTCGGGGTGAGGTCGTCGGCGTTCTGGTTGCCGCTGTTGGTGGTGTCGAAGGAGCGGTAGCGCTCGCAGATTTCTGCGCCGGTTGCGGTGTAGATGGCCCGCAGGTACAGGTGGACGTTTTCCGATACGTCTTTGACTTTGTCCGCCGGCACTTCAGCAAGGGTCGCGTAGCCTGCTGCCTGCTGGGTCTCGCGCCACGCTTTGAACTCACGGTTGATGGTGATGGCAGCTGCAATGGTGGCGGTTTCTAGCCTGATTGCCGTGACGCTGGAGTCGAGCCGTAGCGTGCCGCGCACGTCTTCCAGATCAATGGAGGGCCAGAAGGGGTCGGTGTTGATATGGCCGCTGGGCGAGGTGCCGCCCGCTACGAATCCGCTCATGAAACGGTGCTCTGTAATAGACGCCGGTGGTCGAGGCTTCACGTTCAGGAGGAGTGGCCTGACGATCGGCCCCGAGCCGGCGGGTGCGTGGGGACGCTCGGTTAACTGCTTGTGGCAGCGAGTTTGTTGAGCAGGCGTTCGGCCCGTTCCAGATCCTTCTTGCCGCCGCAGGCGTCGTGCAGTGCGATCGCTTTTTTCAGGAGATCGATGCCGGCTTGCGGCTGGCCGGTTCGGCCCGGTAGCTCTTCGGTGATGCCTTCCAATGTGGCGCGGCCCATGGCGAGAAAGAGCTTGGCGCGGGCCTGATCGGGCATGTCTTCGGCATCGGTCAGTTCGGCGGTTCGGTGCAGAATTTCGAGGTCGAAAGGCTCGTTGATCTTCTGCGCCTTGAAGGCAGCAGTGGCGACTTCTTCCGCCACCAGGCAGCCCAAGGTGCGAGCAAAACGGTCGGGCATGACCATCTTGTGTTCCAGCACGTACTCGGCGATGTCCAGACCTCCGGCGAAGTCGCCGGCATCGAAACGCCAGACCATGACGGTGGTCATGACTTCGTCCTGGGCGCCTTGGCCTGCTGCCAATACGCCTTGCACGTAAGGCACGTACTCGGGCAGTAACTGGCGTTTGAGTTCGGCTTTGCCTTGGTTCGACTGCACCTGTTTCAGGCGCAGACGGTCCTGCAGCAGTTGGTTGAGCTGATGCTCATAGGCGGTAGCGCCGGCCATGGTCTGAGTAGGGGCGGTCGCTGCCGCCTCGATGGCGGCAGTGACACGTTGGAAGTGGCGGTGGCAGGGGTTGGTCATGATTGCCGTCCTCAGCTCAGGGTGATGTTTTCGGCCATGGCCGCGCAGCCCAGGTCTTCGATCACATAGCTTTCATTGACCGATTCAAAGTTCTCGATGCGGTCGCGTTTCGCGTTGTCGACGACGGTGCGACGGCGGGTGCCTTCCTGCCAATAGATCGACAGGTTGTCCATGCGGGTGACCAACAAGCCGTTGGCAGGGAAGTGCGGGACGCGGACTGCCGGCAGGTTGCCGAGACGCTTTTGGCTGGTGACGATATCGGCCGCGAGCATTTCGGTGGGCGCCTGGTTTTTGTTGATGATCGGGAAGTACTTGTCAGCCAGCAGTTGGCGACCGCAGATCACCACCAGTTCGGTGTCCTCCTGATACCAGGGCTCGATGAGCTCGTTGACCATGCTGACGACCAGGGCGTCGATGTTTTCGAAATCCTTACCCTCTCCGATTTCAATCTTGCCGCTGCCTTCTTTCACTTCAGCCATGACGCGGGCTTCGTTTTCCACGCGCATTTTTTGCAGCCAACCGATGTTCACGTCCTGCAACAGGGGATGGGTAGCGGGGTTTGAGGTCGCGGCGCGGCTGATGCCGTTCCAGCCGATCATGATGCGGTTGAGTGCCTGCGCCTTGATGATGGCGTCGCGGATTCGGGCTTGGAAGTCTTTGAACTTCGCCCACTGATCGAGCTTCTGGTAACGCAGGCCTGTGTCGAAGTTGGTCTGGGTGCAGATATACCCGCGGTTGTCCAAGCCGCTCGGATCACGCGGTTCACGGTCCTTGACCGTGGTGTCGGTGGTGCTCGCGATGGTTCCGTCGATACCGATGCCGATCTTCTCGCCCGTCTGTTCCGAGACGCCGTAGAGGTTGATGGCGCTGAGGAACGAGCTGGATTCCTGAATGCGGGTCTCCAGTGTTTGGGCAACACTCGGCGCGGCGGTGAATTTGGTGGTGACATCGGTGACGCCGTGCAATTGAGCCAGCTGGTGCAGGTAGGCGTTGAACAGAACTCGGGTGTCGTTGCGCATAGGGATCGTCCTTCGTTACTCGGGGCTGGGGTGGGCTGACTGTTAGCAGTCGGTCACGACCTGGTTGTCGCCACCGGATACCGGAGGGCGTTCTTTCTGGCGGTGGTCTTGGGTGGTGGAAAGTTTGGTTTTCAGTTCTTTCAGATCGGTGCTGACCTGGTCGAGCTGAGTCTTCAGCCCGGCTGAAAATCGCTTCTCGGCGGCGAGTTGGTCGGGCAGGTCTTTGACGTGCTCGGCGATGGTTTCGACGGCTTGGCCCATTTGGGCGAACTCGCTGTCGTCCTTGTCCTGCTTGCCTTTGAGCAGGGTCTGGACCTTGCTGAAGAGTTGGGCGCCTAGGCTGGGCTTCTCTTCGAACTCTTCAAATTTCAGTTCGGTCTCGACGGCTTCGGTGAACATCGAGGTCGCTGAGTAATGACGGTCTTTGAACGGGCTGGCATCGGGCTTCTGGGCGGAGAACGCTAGGACGTCGGTGCCGAGGCTGGCAGGGGAGTCGGTCACCGCCAGGCCGACGATGTAGGCCTCACCGGTGTCGGCGAAGCTGTCGTCGATCTCAATGGAGGTGTAGATCTTCTGCTTGGCTTTGTTCATGGCGACCAGGTCGGCGGTGGGCTCGACCTGGGCGAACAGCGCGAGCTTCTTCTGGCCGTGGATGTCGATTTCTTCGGTCTTGACCGCGAGCACATCGCCGTAGGCTTTGAACGGACTTTCCGGCAAAAGGCTGCGGTAGTGCTCCAGCCAGATACGGGCGCCATAGGTGGCCGGGTTGAAATTCTTGGCGGCTTGTTCCAGCCAGGCGCGTTTGATGGTGCGTTTGTCTGAGGTGGCGCCCTCGACGGCGACGCGGAACCAGTTGCTGCGAAATTTCTTCATGCCGTAAATCCTCGGTGCGTGGGCGCCTGCCGTGACGTGAGCAGTGCGTTGCAATGAGGGCATGGTCGTGACGCGCGCGAGTTGCGGCAACGAGGCGGGACTGTAGCGAGGGACGCTACAAGGGGCGGCGCTATTGAGTCGCGGGTATGAGCGGCAGCATCGCGGCCATGAATGCCACCGAACTGCTGCCTATCGATCCCCGCCGACAATCCAAGTTTCTGTACTGGATGGGGTGGCGCATCTGCGAGATCGCAGAGGCTACTGGCGAAAAAGAAAAAACGCTACACAGCTGGAAATCCCGGGATGAGTGGGATCGGGCGAACAACGTCGAGCGTATAGGCGGGGCGCTGGAAGCGCGTCTGGTGCAACTGATCCTCAAGGAAGGCAAGAGCAGCGGCGACTTCAAGGAGATAGATCTGCTGCACCGGCAGCTGGAGCGGCAGGCGCGCATTCAACGGTTTCAGGGTGGCGGTACCGAGACCGACCTCAATCCGAACCTGGCCAAGCGCAACGAAGGGCCGAAGAAGAAAAGCCCGAAGAACGACATCAGCGAAGAACAAATCGAGCTGCTGCGCGAGGCCTTCATCGATGGATGTTTCGATTATCAGAAGGACTGGTACCGGGCGGGCAATCAGCGGACTCGGGTCATCCTCAAGAGCCGGCAGATCGGGGCGACTTATTACTTCGCGCGAGAGGCGTTTATCGATGCGTTAGAGACGGGACGTAACCAGATTTTCCTGTCGGCTTCGAAAAACCAGGCGTACCTGTTTCGTGGCTATATCCAGGCCTTTGCCCGGGAAGTAATTGGCGTTGAGCTGACTGGCGATCCCATTGTGCTCCCCAACGGCGCCGAACTGTTCTTCCTTGGGACCAATGCGCGCACCGCCCAGGGCTATCACGGCAATTTCTACTTCGACGAATTCTTCTGGACCTTCAAGTTTGAAGAGCTGAACAAGGTCGCCTCGGGCATGGCGATGCACAAGAAATGGCGCAAGACCTACTTCTCGACGCCTTCCAGCATGGCGCACGAAGCCTATACGTTCTGGACCGGGGAGCGGTTCAACAAGGGTAAGCCGGCAGCGCAGCACACCAAGGTCGACGTAAGCCACGGATCGCTTCAGCAGGGGCGGCTCTGTGAGGATCGGTTGTGGCGGCAGATCGTCAACATCCTGGATGCGGAGCAGGGCGGCTGTGATCTTTTTGACGTCGATGAGCTGCGGCGCGAGTACAGCCCCGAGGCGTTCGCCAACTTGCTGATGTGCGACTTTGTTGACGACGGGGCAAGCATTTTCCCGTTGGCGTTGTTGCAGTCCTGCATGGTCGATAGCTGGGTTGAATGGGCTGAGGACTACAAGCCGTTTGCGATGCGGCCGTTTGGCGATCGGCAGGTATGGATTGGCTACGATCCAGCCGAGACCGGGGATTGCTCGGGTCTGGTAGTGGTCGCGCCGCCGCTGGTCCCGGGCGGCAAGTTTCGCGTGCTCGAGCGGCACCAATTTCGGGGGATGGACTTTGCTGCCCAGGCTGCGTTTATCAAAAGCGTTTGCGACCGCTACTGGGTGACGTACATCGGGATTGATGTCACTGGACTGGGGAGTGGCGTGGCGCAGCTGGTGCGCCAGTTTTTCCCGGCGGTGACCACGTTCAGCTATTCGCCTGAAGTGAAAACACGCCTGGTACTGAAGGCCTACGACGTGATCCATAAGGGGCGGCTGGAGTTCGACGCCGGGTGGACCGACATGGCGCAGTCGCTGATGGCGATTCGCAAGACGATGACTGCGGGTGGGCGGCAGTACACCTATACCGCAGGACGTAACGACAACACCGGTCACGCCGATCTGGCGTGGGCGCTCTTTCATGCATTGCACAACGAACCGCTTGAGGGGCAGACGGCTGCCAATACTGGGCGGATGGAGATTTATTGATGACTGAACAACACGCCAATCAGGCCTTGGTGCCCGCAGCCACCGATGCACCGCCAGTTAGCCAGGGCACGCGGGTGTTCAGTTTTGGTGATCCCTCGCCTGTGTTGGGTGGGCGGCAGGTATTCGATTACCTGGAGTGTTGGTTTAACGGCCGATGGTATGAGCCGCCGCTTTCGCTGGATGGTCTGGCGCGTTCGGTGGGGGCGAGTGTGCACTTGCACTCGGGACTGATGTTCAAGCGCAACTTACTAAGCAAGACTTTCATTCCGCACCCGATGTTGTCCCGCGCTGCGTTTGAACAGTTTGCCCTGGACTGGTTGTGCCTAGGCAATGGCTACCTGGAATGCCGCCGTTCGGTGTTGGGCAGCGCTATGCAGCTTGTGCCGCCATTGGCGAAGTACATGCGAGCCGGACCAGATGGCATGTTTTATCAGGTGCAGGGCTTCAAAAATGAGCATGCATTCGAACCAGGTAGCATTTTCCACCTGCGTGAGGCGGATCTGCATCAGGAAATCTACGGGCTGCCGGAGTGGATCAGCGCATTGCAATCAGCCTTGCTCAATGAGGCCGCAACCCTGTTCCGGCGCAAGTACTACGAGAACGGTAGTCATGCCGGCTTCATTTTGTACATGACCGACGCTGCGCAGACCGAGACTGATATCGACGCACTGCGCAAGGCGCTCAAGGATTCGAAAGGGCCAGGAAATTTTCGCAACTTGTTTGTGTACTCGCCGACCGGGAAGAAAGACGGAATTCAGCTAATTCCGGTCAGTGAAGTGGCGGCAAAGGACGAGTTCAACTCGATCAAGAATCAGACACGCGATGACGTACTGGCCAGCTTGCGGATTCCGCCCCAATTAATGGGCATCGTGCCGCAGAACGCAGGCGGATTTGGATCGATCAGAGAGGCGGCGCAGATCTATGCGGCGAATGAGCTGGAGCCAATTCAGACGCGGATGTTGCAGCTGAATGATTGGGTGGGAGAGGAAGTAATCCGGTTTAAACCCTACGAAATCGTCGGGGAGGTATCAAGCCCTTCTCCGCAGTGAACGAGACGGCGAGCCGGTGCGTCGACACCAATTCGACCTTGAATCACTCGAACACGCCGATTGCTACCAGACGGTGGTGGACTGGGCGCCCAGTCTAGGGGCGTGGGAAACACGACCAGCAAAAAGGCCCCCGCGTTCTTTGTAAGTGGGGGCTTTTTTACATAAGTGGTGTCACTGGAAGTTCTTGCCCCATCTGGCGTTTAATGTAAACTCAAATGAGTAAATAATCATTTATATCAATCCGGCGCAGATCTAGAGGCTCCAATGACCCATATCGACATAACCATCACCCACCACCGCGTGGAACATTCTGACGGTGACCTTCCGCCATTCTGGCTACTGTATTTCACACTCAATGGTACGGAACATCGCGTACAGCTAGACGGGCATCTGCTGCTGGATCGCACCACTAACGATGGCATCCGCCAGGATTTCAGCGATGAAGCCGAAGCCGCCCTGGAAGCGGCGATTGCCGAGTATGTCGGTGAGCATGAAGCCGAGCTGTCGTTCGACGAGCACAACGAGCAAGAGCTCGCCCAGTTGCTGGCCCGACTCCAGCAACACAGCAATCAGGACTATACCCTGCACAAACTGCCGGGGGATCAAGGTTACGAGTTGCGCCTGCCGATCCATGGCACTCGGCATCAAGTAGCCGTCTATGCCAGTGTGGCTTATGCTTACCGGGGCTTGCAGCAGATTATTCAAGACACTGCGCCAGTGCTCAAACGGCTGAACGCGAACATTCCGCTGGCCTTGCACACTCGCTTCAAAGTCGTCTGCGCACAGCGCAATTTGCCGATGGGCGATGCCTTGATCGAAATGATCCGCGACTGGTGTGAGCCGGTTTGATCTATTTGGGCGCTCGTCAGTTTCCGATGTTTGGTGGAGGGGGTACCTGCCGCCATCGATTGGCCAAACCGTTCCCATACCAGTTGTATATAACAGCCGCAAAAAAGCCCACTCTGGTGGGCTTTTTTCGTGCGGCGCATTTAACGGATGTCCCGTTACTCGTTATGGCTAGTCAAAGAAACCGGCCCCCTCATCGGCAGGCTTGCCGAGCACATAGATCGGCCCTACTTCCTTTTCGCCTGCCAGATGTCGGGTTCCGCTGACCACAGCCACAATCACCCAGCCGTCGGCCAAATAGCGGTTGGTATCATCCTCGCTGAACGATTCATAGATTTCGCTGACATTTGTATTCGACATCGTGACTCCTTGGGTTTTGTAGGCAGTACCGACACGGCACGGCCGGGGTTCCTTTCTTGTTGGTTCCGCTCAACGCGCGGCGGCTTCGCGGGCGGCGCGGTTGTTCGCCTGGGCAATCCACTCCCGGGTGGCCCAGCGCCATCCGCTTTTGGGATCGCTCAGCAGTTGCAGGCCTGACAGCTTGGCATCCGGCTTGTTGAACTGGGCCACCCGTGCGCGCACGTACGGCGCCGTGAAATCGTATTCGATCCAGCCGCCCAGGTCAGGCCGGTCGCTTGCTCTAGCGATCGTTCAGTCGACATCTAAACGGTTTCCTTTCCTTGAAATGGGCAGATTGTAGACAGGTTCGGAAAGATTTTTCCGGTTAGGGGTAAAACTTTTCCGGTACGGGGATTTTTGTTTAGGCCGTGCCGGGTAGGGATTCGCCGATATCGGCCAGTGCCGGTTCGCCCTTTCCGCAGGTTGCTGCCAACTAGCCGAGGACGGGCTCTTGCCCTGGCGCGCGCCGTCGTCCCCCCACCACGCCTGCGGGCTAAATAGGGCGCTTTTTCTGCACGCCCCGCAGGTGCTGTCGCGCGCGCCTGGCTGGGCCTGCTCTAGCATTAATGAGGGTGAAAAAGACTGCGAATCCCTGCGAGGGTAGCCCGTTTTGGAGATGGTGACTGGGGCGCAGTCTGGGGCAATTCTGAGAGGCGGCTCGGGAAAAGGGTTAGTTTTTAGAAAGGGGGAGGGAGGTGTCCTTGAGACCCCGTATTTACTGGGGTTGAGTGCTAACTTTGGAGGGTTAGTTATGGTTAGGTTCAAGGTTATCCGATCGTAAGGCTTTGATCTATA